CGCGAATTAATTCTTGCAAGGTTAAAAACAAACCTTGATGCAATCACAGGCGCGACCTGCTACCGCAGCCGGGTAGAACCGCTGGCTCGCGGTGAGGCACCAGCAATAATCTTGGAGCCGGTCACAGACCAACCGGCAGAAGTCTTCCTTACCGTCTTGCAGTGGATGCTGCGGGTTAGGGTCACTGTGATCGTGCGAGCAGATACACCAGATGACGCCTCAGATGTGTATTCGCAGCAAGTGCATAATCTAATTATGAGCGATCCAACCGTTAATGGGTACGCGTTGGATATTGATCCAGATCGCGTAGAATTTAGTTTGTTTGAAGCTGATGTGCCGCTTGGTATTATAAGTATGGACTTTTTAATAAGGTATCGTTCTGGCCGAACCAATCTCACTTCCGCGAGCTAAAATGATTGAGAAAACACAAACGCTTAAGCCTGTTCCCAACCCTGGCGTTGGAGGGACATATCTCTTTGATCCTTTGACAGGAAGCCTTACACTGTTAGAAGAAACCGCTCTCCAAGGAACAACCCCAAATGGCAAAGCTTTACCGAAAAAGGACAGTCCTGATCAAGTCTGAGGCGAGCTACGGCACAGATTCAACCCCTGCCGGCACTGACGCTTGCCTAGTACGCAACTTGGAAGTTGTGCCCATTCAATCCGACGTAGTAAGCCGCGATTTAATTCGCACATATTTAGGTGCATCACCTCAGTTAATTGCAAACAATCGCGTCCAAGTGACATTTGAGGTTGAATACGCAGGCTCTGGCACCGCAGGCACAGCCCCTCGATACGGCTCTTTGCTCAAAGCTTGCGGCTTTAGCGAAACTATTGTTGCTAGCACAAGCGTGACTTATGCGCCAGTATCAACAAGTTTCAGTTCTGTTACCATTTACTATTCCACCGATGGCGTTCGGCATAAAGTAACTGGTGCCCGTGGAACCTATTCATTAAACCTAACGGCTAACCAAATCCCAGTTATCAACTTTACGATGACCGGGCAGTATGTAGCACCTACCGATACAGCAGACCCAACTCCAACCTTTACAGCCCAAGCAACACCAAGAATCTTTAACGATACAAACACTACCTCATTCACATTATTCAGCGAAACCGATTTGCCTTTGCAAAGCTGTCAGCTTGATGTTGGCAATGAAGTTGTTTCTTTTGATTTAATCAATAGCACTAAAGAAGTTCTGATTACAAATCGGTCTGGCAGTGGCAGTTTGGTGATTGAAATGCCAACTTTGGCAAGTCATGATTTCTTTACTGATGCAATCGGATCAACTACAGGAAACCTGTCAATTGTGCATGGCGCAACTGCCGGCAACATTGTCACGCTTGCTTCGGCTGCCAATGCAATAAGCCTTGGTGCTCCTGCTTACTCAGATAACAACGGTATGGTCATGCTAAACTTGCCGTACACCTTGGTGCCAAGCACTGCAGGTAACGACGAATTTACGCTCGCCTACACCTAAATTTCATGGCATTTATTCTTAAAAAGGCTGCTTCTTATAAGTGGCCTGTCAAAGTTGAGACGCCAGTCGATGGCGGCAAGTTTGAAAAACAAACGTTTGATGCCGTCTTCAAAAAGTTAGGCCGCACAGCCTTTAACTTATTGGTTGATAAAGGTGATGATGCCTTTATTGATGGCATCCTTGAAGGCTGGGACGGCATAAAAGACGAAGACGGCAAAGATATCCCATTTTCTCAAAAAGCAAGAAAAGATCTATGCGATGATTCTTGTTTTGTAAAAGCAGTAATTAGAGCATATTCAGATAGCGTTCTAGGGGAGCCAGCAAAAAACTAAAAGACGCCGCGCTTTATTGGTGCGGCGTTGCTACAGCAGGCGAGGAAGAAACTGAAGACGACTTAAGAGCGTTAGGCATGATGCCTGACGCTATTGCAGAGATGCAACTGCGTAAGCAATCAAAAGATTTTGAGGTATGGGAAGAAAACTGGGACATCGTCATAATGTTTTTGCGTATGAGTACGCAGTGGGTTAGCGGGTTCAGCGGCGCAACTGGGTTCAACTACCAAAGCTTAGAATGGCTATGTAAGCTGTATGCAGTAAAAGACCTAGTCGCAATGTTTGAAGGGGTGCAGCTTATGGAAATGGCAGCCCTGTCCGCAATGAACAGTAAAAACAAATGAGCACCATCACCTCTGAAATCAGACTTCGCATCAGGGCTGAGGGCGATCAAGTTTTAGCGGATTTAGGTAGCAAACTAAACAATCTTGCAAATCAAGCAACATTATCAAGTACTAAATTTGGAACTCTTGCTGCAGAATTAAAGCAAGTACAAGCAACAACTGTACAAAGTACAAATAATTTAAAAGCATATTCCGCTTCTTGGCGCGAGTTAGCTGGCAGTGTTGATATAGCAAGTAAAGAATTTAAGCAAGCAACTGCAGAGGCCGCACGACTTGACGCACAAGTAGCAAAAGCTCAAGGCACAAGAAGCCGTGGCGGGAGGCTTGCTGGTGCAGCGCAAACGGCTGGCGCGATTGCTGCATCTGGCGTTTTTGGTGGTCCCGAAGGGATTGTCGGCGCTGGCATTGGCGCGGCAGTTGGTGGCCCGCTTGGGGCTGCTACTGGCGGCGCTATTGGCGCTCAAGCCGGGATGCTTAGGCAAGCAATCGGTGAAACCGCAACATATGCATCGGAGATTACAAAACTTAATATTGCATTACAAGGAATCACCAAAACATCCCAAGAATACAGCAATGCACAGAACGCTATTAATTCAATTAGCAAATCTCTCAATGTGCCAATTGCAGAAGCAACTTCTGGTTTCACAAGGCTATCAGCTTCTGTAATTGGTGCTGGCGGCAACGTGAATGACGCCGAGATTGTATTTAGAGGTATAGCAACTGCGATGAAGGCGACTGGCCGAGGCACCGCAGATGTACAAGGAGCAATCCTTGCAATGTCGCAAGTATTTAGCAAAGGCAAGGTAACGGCTGAAGAACTAAGTGGCCAATTAGGCGAACGACTTCCTGGCGCTGTTACTGCTTTTGCAGAAGCAACTGGCAGGACATTGCCTGAATTGCAAAAAGATCTTGAAGATGGTGTTGTTGGCCTAAATGATGTAATGAAGTTTGCAATTGCATTGCAAGTTAAATATGGCGAAACCGCTGCAAAAGTTGCAAATTCAAGTGAAGAATCAGGAGCAAAAATGACTGTCGCGTTTGACGAGCTTAAATTTGCAATTGGGCAAACATTTCAACCTATCGGAGCCGATTTTCAAAATTCAATAACAGAAATGGTCAACGCTTCAGTAGCCGCATTAAAAATATTTAAAGAAAAAATTGATGAATCCAATAAATCAATAGCTAATTTAATAGGCAATGACAATTTAAAAGGCATACAATCTTTCTTCAAAACAATTGTCTTAGAAACTCTAGCATCAATCGACCCATTAACTAGAGCTTATCTTTTATTACAAAAAATAAGGGGATCTATTCCTGAGGGAGATCCAAATCTTACGCCGCAACAATTACGCAATACTGGTATGGCTGGCCGGTATCCAATTCCAGTCTCTGAGCAAACGGATTTTGTTGACCCCAAAAAAGATCAAGGGAAAAAGAAAGACAGGCAAGATGAAATTAATTATTTGAAGAACATTGCTCAATATAGAGATATGTTTAATGCCAGGCAAGTAGATATTTTGCAAACAGTTAATGCACTTGAAAGAGAAAGCGCTGCTTTCCAATTACAAAAAAATCAAACAAACGAAAAAGAAATTAACCAATTAATATTAGTAAACAATCAAGCTATACTTATTCTTGAAAATCAAAAATTAGTTAATGAGGCCACTTTTCAATATATAGACGCTATGGCGCAAGCTCAAAAAATTAAAGATAAAACTGAAAGACAACTGCAAAGGGCCGCCGCAATACAAAAAGGAGAAAGTGATAAAAAAAGATTAGAGCTTGCTCTTGAAGCCCAATTAGATAATTTGCAAAATAAGAGCCAACAAAATAATAAAAAAACATCAGAAGAAATAGCCAAACAATTAACTGATTCAGAACGTTTGTATTTAGTATTGCAAGACCAACTAGCCATTGCGCGGGCTACAACTCCAGAGCAAAAACTACGCTTGGAATCGATAGCAAGAGAAAAAGAACTTAACCGTGATGCAGCAGCACTTGCTGATACAAGAGCCAATGGAGTTATTAAGGAAAAAGATGCTCAAAATTTAATATTACAAATTGAATTGGAGCGATTGAATTTGCAAACGCAATTAGCAGCATTGCAACCTAAAAGCCCGTTACAAGAATTCGTAAAGCAGGCAAGCACTGAACTGCAAAACCTTGAAGGTGTTGCGGTAACGGTATCGCAAGGCATTGGCGATGCTATAGGTAATTCACTAAGTTCTGGCATCCAAGGTTTAGTTGAAGGCACCGCAAATGCACAACAAATATTCTCTGATTTCTTGAAAAGCATTGGACAAATATTAATACAAGAAGGCGCAAAGATGATTGCTACTTACACTGCAATCGCAATAGCAAAATCACTGGCCGGATTTTTTGGCGGTGGAGGAGGAGGAGGGGGAGCCCAAGGATTCCAAATGCCTGA